CTGCAAAACTCCCGCATTTCTGCAATCGAGGGCATAAATCTACATGAGGAAATCAGCCCGACCTTGGGATCTGCCAACGCGCGCAACGTCTCGACTTGATAATCTTCAAGCGCGAGGGCTGCCAATCTAGTGAATGATTCACGGTCAACTCTGCTGTCGGGGTAAGCTGACAACAGGGTCGTGATCGATTGTATTGCCTGAGTGCGGTTCATATCCATTCTCCCTTATCAGTCTCTTGCCCATCTCAATGGCTGTTTCTTTTCTACTCGGTTGCGTAGCAATCCGCTCGGATGCCCTTCTTATCCAGTTTCTCCAAGTCGATTGCCAGTTTGCTTTCCGTCCTTTGGCTCCTGCTTGGGCTATCCAGTAGTCCCTGAATATATCCGCCTCTCTCCGATAATCTACATCTAGCGAGATTGCGAAATCAATATCGGAATCACTCGGCTGCCAATCGTCAGGCAATCGCGTAGCGAGTGTTATAACTTTCTTTCTTCTCTGTATCTTATCTGTTTCTGTATCTGTATCTGTCTCTGTATCTGGGGGTGTTTCATTCACCGTTTCAGTAGCGTTACTGGAACGTTCCCTGAAACGTTTCACCCTCTCGGTAGAAGTGTCTGATTTATATTGTCTTTTGTCCCAAGCATGGATAGCGTAGTGCATACCGTCAACACCACCGTGGAGCCTATCGAGTAGGCCAGCGTCAGCCAACCGTGAGAGCACCGTGGAGCAACCGTGTACATCTACTCGCAGAGCAAATGAAATGTCTTGAATTGATTTTGGTAGGCCATCATGTCGAGCACATAGGCACAGCAAGTTAACCCACGTCTTGAACGTGTCCCCGTCAAGTCGCTGAACTTTGGGATCGTCTAGGGCTTCATTATAAAATCTGAACCAGTGCATAGTCGTCTCTCCTGTCTTGAAGCGGAGATCGACTGACAGTATAAGAGAACTGCCTATCGACCATCGCGGCATCGGTGGTCACAAGAACCCGTCCGGTTGGTAGCTGGGCGGGTTCACTTATTTTATACCATTACTTGTTACCTGCGTCTATTACAGCCTTACGGTATTCTTTTAATGAGGCTCCTCTCTTAAAACTAGAGATTGATAAGTCACCACGTTTTCGCCAAACTGACGCATCTTTTTGTTTTGTCGATGGCTCTTGGCTAAAAATAAATAGTTGAGGTTGTAGGTTGAGCCGCCAATGATTGATGTCACGCATACGTCTAACGCCCCCTTGGGTGACTGCTTCACAATCAAACCCCATTGCACGCCAGAAATTGTTCGCGGCTATATCACTACCGCATCTTAATGTAATTGCGCTTGTATGGGCAGCCTTACAAAGTAAAACCAGATGTTGCACCAAGGTTGCCCCATATAATTGGCCTCTCAAGTCATATTGTATGCACGCTTGATGCACACAGCAGACGTTTGAAAAAGCACCATGATAAAGATAACCGCACGGTTCGCCGTTGAACTCAGCGAGTACAATCCTTTGATTGCTAATCTCCCGTTCAAATACGATCTTAGGATAAAACGCTAATTCCTCAGCGTTCTTTCGTTGCAAGTAATCAATATAAATAAGATCAGACTCGGTTGCTGGACGCGCTACAAAATCTTTCATTTTGCTTCCATTCTTATTTTATGCTGACGGCAACCGTGGATTACAGTCGTATGGTCTCGACCGCCGAGCAGTCTTCCTATCCGAGGCATTGAGTAGTCAGTTTCCTGCCGCAGTCGATAGCAGATCTCATGTCGGCATAGCACCGTCTCTCTGTCACGACGACCCGCTGTCATGTCTCTCCAGAAAGCACGATGCTTTAACAGCACCTCGGCAATGATACGCCTTGGCTTGTCCGGACACGAACACCCGCGAATGTAGGGGTACGCCTGACGCCAGAAAATTATGTCTTCTTCGCTTGTCGGATCTGAGGACACGAACAACCAGTCTCGTATCATCTGGTCAGTGGCGATGAACTTGTCTTCGACTATTGGTTGCATTATCGCAACTGGTTCTGGTTGCATTATCGCAACTGGTTGGGCATAAGCGGCTGCCGAGAACCGTGCTAGTCGCGCCTTATGTGCCTCATGTAATGTCTGTCTCAGGGATTGCATTTATTATTACCTTTATTTGTTTTCCACAGTTTTTCCACAGGGCTGTTAATTTAATACAGTCACTATCATCTCTGATTGCACCAGATTGGGTGAGCAAATCAAACAATGCTTTCAAGTGGTTATCTAAATCACGCCTTCTTTTATCTGGTCTTTCAATCTCGAAGGTTATTTCAAACGGGCCACAGATTTTTTCAAATGCGTCTGCCTGTAACTTTGTTTTTTCAGTATTTTCTGCCAGCCATTCTCGGTAAATCTTTGACTTGATTACACCTCGACCAGGTACGGCACGGAACAGTTGGTTAGCTGATGGTGGTCGTTGGATTGTCAGGATCATTTGCTATCTTTGTGATGACCGAGGCGGTTAGGGAGGTTGCCGCCTCGGTCTGCCCGATCTTGCCAAGATAGACATTCAAGCATTAAAATCCGTGCATGGCAAGCAGCTTCTCGGCAGTCATTGGATATTTTGAAGAAGCACACAGCTCTAATACTTTACGCCATTGCTTCAGTGGTATCACATTGTTCCTAGCCCAGTAGGCCGGAGCAGCAGGTGTTAAGTTAAGTTCACGGGCCACAGCAGATGGCCCGCCAAGGTCTTGGATCAGTTCCCAAATGGTCAAATCTTAAACTCCTTATGTATCCACACAATGTGGTTGCGGTTGTTTCTAGCTAGATGCTTCACTCGGTTGCCATTGTCTACGATCAAGCCAAGTCTAGTCAGGTCTGCTCTGCGTGAGCGGTAGGTAGACGTTTCGCAATCAAGATCAATCGCTAGTTGAATGTCAGTGAACCCTGCATAGCCCTGATCGTAGGCGTAACGCAGAACTTCGAGAGCAATCGCAGACAGGCTCGGATGCACTGATCTAGCTGCCTCAATAGATGTCTCCCGTGAATTTCTGCGGTACATAAAACGCTGATTGATTTTTGATACTTCTGTTAACTCGTTGATAAAGCTCATTATTACCTCCTGATTTAATTTTTCAACATAATCAATCTATCATAAAAAAATTGTTTGACAAGAGATTTTTTATCATCTAGGTTTCAATGGTCGAGCGAAAAGGAGGTAATAATGATTACGCTGTACGACCTAGCAGACACGCTTACGATATTGACTAAGGCTATCGAGCGATATCATCACTACCCATCAGAAGAGAACTGGAACAGCGTTCTCATGGCTACCGAGATAGCAAACAAAAATCTTATTTTAGTATACCCAGAGGAAGTAGATCTATGACCGAGATACCAAGTAATAAGTTGATCACTGCAATGCACGGCGTACAGGGCGCGCTGACGGGCGTGAAGCGTGACAGCAGCAATCCTTACTTTAGCAACCGTTATGCGTCTTTAGAGGCCGTCATTGACACATTGAGACCACATCTACAGGAACACGGGCTGATCGTAACACAGGCACCAGGTCGGATGACCGAGCATGGTTGTCTCGAAGTCACGACTACTATCTCGCATATCTCTGGACAGTCGATGACGACACGTTTCGAGATACCACTGACAAAGAGGGATGCCCAAGGTGCTGGCTCTGCTATCACTTATGCCTCTCGTTACTCGTTGATGAGCCTGTTCATGCTGCCACCAACGGATGACGATGGCGAGGGTGCTATCGACCGTCCTAATCGGGTTGTGTCTGAGGTTCCAACTGCACCTACAAAGAGCAGCAATGGCATCAAGAAGGACAATCCCGACCGTTGGAAGCAGGTAGAACGGCTGATCAGAGATGCCACTACCAAGGATATGCTGCGTGACCTCAAGGTCGGCCTGATTGACGAGGTTAAAGACTGGCCTGTAGCATGGCGTGAAGCACTGAATGATGAGTATTCCAAGCGATACGAGGAACTTGCATGACGAAGTGGACTGACCAAGATAAACAAAATGTCTTGGATCTTTTCAAGAAGTTTGGATCACAAGCACAGGTATGCCGGATTACTGGCGTACCATACTCCACAGTCGGAGAGTGGGTTAACCAAGACATAAAGAACAGAGACAACCCGCAGAGAGAGTTCCAGTCCCTATCGCAGTCGAATGAGGAAGAGTTCAAGAAACAGCGAGACAGGATCGTTAAGGAACTAGCTGAGGGCAATGATGTAACTCTATACGGCAAGCCACCTACCGGGCGATCAGCCCTTGAACAAAAGAAAAAGGAACAGGCAAGTGAATCACAAAGACATTCTTACTCAATCTCTCAGTATTATAGAGGACCGCCATCAGGATTACGGTGATGCGAGTTCATCATTCACAAGGGCGGCAACTATTGCTGGCACAATTCTAGGCAAAAATATTTCTGCGTACGATGTATCGGTTGTGATGATGGCTGTAAAACTAGCTAGGATTGCTAACCAAAGGACGCATCAGGACAGTTGGATTGATCTGGCTGCCTATGTCGGGTTCGCAGGGCAGTTCGCCGAGACTAAGTTACCTGACGCTTCCAAGGCAACACAGTTGCAGGTTGTTCTGTCTGATCTAGATGACCAGATTGCTGCTTCAGTGAAGCAGTCTATGAAGAAATGATCGACCCCATCACGGTACTAGGCCCGATTGCCCTGCTAGTTATTGGCACGGCAGTCGGGATAGCCACAAACGCATTGGTGTTACACATGAAACAACAGACGATGACGGATCATTGGAAGAAGGCCTACATGGATATGCAGAACCAGTTGGCTGCCGAGCGGCTACGCATGGATGACTTGCGTGTGAAGATTAATAACGCATTGGATCTTGAAGAAGCTAATGCCGAAGACAACGAAGTAATGATGACGATACACGACAGAATAAGGGAGTTATTAAAGTGACTGACATTGTAGACCGATTGCGAACTGTTGATATCAGTTGGAGTCAGGAAGGTGAGTGGTGTGCCGAGGCAGCAGATGAAATCATCAAGCTACGGGAAGATAAGAAACTAGCATTTGAATTGATGGACGTGTTTGTAAAAGAGATCAATCGGTTGAAGCAAGTATTATACAGCATTGCCAGTATAGAAATAGACCCTGATTTTGGTACCCTGCCTATTTCGGAAGCACAGAAAATCGCACAAGACGCATTGGAGAAAGAGTGATGGATATCGTTGAAGAATTGAAATGCGTAGATAATTACCTTGCCGAAGAAGCCGCCAACGAGATTGAGCGGTTGCGGGGAATGTTAATATCTGCGCTCGATGGTCTTGATGAATATTGGGTTACGTTCCCAGAAGGTGTTGAACTGGTTAATCAAATTAAAGCCCTTCAACAAAAGGAGAAAGAGTGATGGATATCGTTGAAAAAATGCCGGACAAATGGATTAAAGAATTAACGTCTTGCGTCAGTCGAAAAGGTCTACTTTTCCTAGACTGGTATGACGCAGAAAACTTACGAGATTTTATTAAAGCAAAAGACGAAGAGATCGAGCGGTTGCGGGAAGCGTTGGCATTTTACGCAGAGTGGGGGATTGATGCTCCCGCAGTAGATGCAATCATTGAAGAAGATTGTGGCGATAAAGCGCGTGCTGCACTTAATATTGTTTTGGGGGAGGAAGAGTGATGGATATCGTTGAAAGACTGCGGAAAAATTGCACCTGTAATTTTGAATCAAGCCCATGCGGGGCCGAGGAAGAATGTCGCAACGCATTTGACGGGGCCGACGAGATCGAGCGGTTGAGGAAAGCGTTGAAGAAAATTTGCCATGTCACTGGGTCAGACATGGAAGCATACGATATTGCTGAAAATGCACTGAAGGAAAAAGAGTGATGTACAACGAATTTGAGACGAAAAAAATTTTCACAGGCAATGAGATGTTTAGAATTGTTAACAGTGAATTTAGAGAAAAAAATGCCGAGATTGAACTGTTAAAATTCAAACAGAAAATAGCCGTTAAGATGGTCAAGGAACTGCTGGATTTCCTTGAGTTTATTTACAACCATCCAGAGTTTGAGAATAGTTTGAAGGCGTATGAATGGATCATGCTTCAAATTGAAATGATCATGGCTAAATACAATGAACCAGTAGATGAGGAGCGGTGATGGACGCCATTAAAGAACTCAAAGAATATGATGGATACGTATTGTCTGAACAATACAAGATCAGGCATCGTGTGATCCAAGAGATTAAACAGTTGCGGTTAGCTAACTCAGACCTTCAGATGCACTATGATTACGCCAAGGATGAATGCGACAAGTTGCGGGAAGTTTTGAAAGAATTGGAGTGGCAGTTGAAAAATCAATTATACGATGCAGCTTACGAAACAGTTATTCATACCTTATGGCCTCAACTGAAGGAGAAAGAGTGATGGGGTACACTAGCCCAGAAGTCGAAGAGCGAGTTATGGAAGATATTGTAGATAGGCTGCGCGTTCTTAACTTCATGGGGCCGTGGAAAGAAGCGGCTGACGAGATCGAGAAGTTGCGAAATGCGATAACAGTGCAAGCCAATGCTGTTCGGGTACTTCATGAGGCTGAAATGTCTGAGTTAAATCGCTTACGGAAAAACGCGCAAGAAGCGTATACCGCCAAAGCGACATTAGACAGCGAGCGTGAGGCCAATAAGATACTGACCGACGAGATCGAGAAGTTGAGGGAAGCGTTGAAGAAAATCTGTCATGTCACTGGGTCAGATATGGAAGCATACGACATTGCTGAAAATGCACTGAAGGAGAAAGAGTGATGTCTGACCGGCATATCGTGGCCTGTGTCGCCCTTGTGTGTGGCGCAGTTGGCGCATTGCGCGGAGCGGATGGGTGGGGATGGTTTATCTTTGTGGCATTTGTGTGCATCTGAGAGGGGAAGAGTGATGGATATCGTTGAACGATTGAGAGATTGGAATAAGTTTGGTGTAAGCAGGGGGGATTTTGTAGCGTATTCCCATGAAGCCGCCGACGAGATTGAGCGGTTGCGGGGAATGTTAATATCTGCGCTCGATGGTCTTGATGAGTATTGGGTTACGTTCCCAGAAGGTGTTGAACTGGTTAATCAAATTAAAGCCCTTCAACAAAAGGAAAAGTATTCTGGAGCGCAGAGCGCAGGGCCGTCAAAAGAGAAATTAAAAAGGAACTTCGTAATGGGTGATATAATTATTGAAATCGAAGAACTTGATCTGCCACTGATAGACAAGACTATCTATGACATCAAAGCCTATGTTGTCTTTGACAGGGAAGAAGAACAGCTTTGGTATCTGTCCTCTATCACTTGGGATGGCAACACCTTGGAATGGGACGGTGCTAGAACACTACGCAGTGCTGATCTGAGCAGGATGATATGGGAACACGTAATACACTATATCACTGACGAGGCTACCGAGAAGGCTGAGGATCATTTCTTGGATGAGGAACACGACTATTAAAGGACGTGCTTACCTCTGAAGACTGGCTCACCATTGATCAGCTCACACATCTCTGGCGGCATCAGCACACCGTCAATGAACGACAACACTAAGAACCCCGGCTGCGCTCTGCTTGGGGTTCCCTCACCATACTCAAAGCACTTGTGAGACGGATCACCAAGCATACCATCCTCAATGCCCCAGTGGGTTCCATTACGATTGCGAACCGCTGTAACCTGCAACTGATGGGTGTGACCAGTGATGGTTGTCACGCCAGAGTGTAGAGCATTGTTCCATCCTGCATGGATGCCAGAGCGGAAACGATGCCTGATCTCTACACCATTGATATTGACCGCCCAGCAGAACTCCCATGTCGGGAACCTGTCTGAGATCCGACCTGCATAATCATCAAGCTCAGGTGCGTTGTTAGCTAAGTAGTGATCAACACGCTGGTCATGGTTACCCATCGTCCAGATCCTATGCTTTGACGGCTGTAGCTTGGCTATCCACTTGGTAGCTGCGTCTATCTCAGCGGAGAGTTTCGGAGCGTGAGCATTCAACAGAGAGCCGTGACGGCTGACCTTTGCACCATCCAGAATGTCACCATTGAGGACAATAACATCCGGCTTTAACTTGCGACTGACAGCAACGAATGCCTTCATCATTACAGTCTCAGGGCCGGGCCAGATATGGGCATCCGAGCCAATCAACACTACGCCATTATCAAGTGTGATCTCTAGTTGCTGTGGGTATGTCCATTCTGCGGACGGCTCAAGTTCAATTTGCGCGAAGATTTCAGGGTACATTACCTTGGCAATGTCTACCCTTGTCTGGATAGTTGTCCTTGGAATCTTTGATATTTTGCTACTAAGAACATAACTCTTGTTGCATCTGTACCAAAGACGCACAGCGTCCATAGCAACGTCCTTGGACAACTTTTTATTTGGCATTAATCCACCGCCATGTTGAACGCAATCTTCTCGGTCTCTTTGACCCGTCGCGCCCACCCTTTACCAAACGTCTCCCATGTTGGCAAACCTTGAAGGAAAGCCATACGAGCCTCGCAGACCTTGGTAGCCAACTCTCTAGGGTTGACATTGGCTACAGCGGCTAGGGTTGCTGGGCCGATAGCACCGTCAGCAGCCACACCGACAGCCCTTTGTAGTAACTTGCTGGCACGACCAACACCACTATTAATAGCAAGGTCGAACACAGCAAAATCAACACCTCGCGGGAGGTCATCGCAACGGCATTTGTCCCAGTACCGTGCTTTATAGAGCGGCGAAACATCGGCGATTGTGAGGGCTTTAATGTCATCTTTAGTTACCTCATGACCAACCCACTCTTCCCAAACCTTTTTAGTACAACCAAGATTGGTTGCACCGCCTGGGTCTTTTGGGTGATCAACATAACCGCCTTCATGCTTCAAAACATGGGCAAGTGATTCGTTAAAATTATCTTCCACGGGTCACTCCTTTGGAGTTGAGTTATAGATCATAGCATCTTTTTTCTGACTGCCAGATGACGATCCAAAGTAGAACGCAATGATGCCGCCCCATGCAGTCTGTAGCGCACCGAGCAACAACAACAGTGCCTCATTGCCTGTTGTCGGCAAGCCATAGACTAGCATATAAATCAGGATAGCAAAGAACCCTGCGGTCACTGATACTGCCAAGGCTCTGGGTATCCAGTCTCTGGTTTCCTTCTGCATATCACGGGCAGATTTACGGTCGTCAACAGCGATGCGTTCTAAGTCGATGTCCAAGGCTTTCATCTGCACCTTGAAATCAGCGTCGATCTTTTTCACGGCAGCCAACTGCTCTGGAGAGGCAGTAGCCATAGCATCCATTACGGCCTCTTCTGAGAAGTCTTCAGCACCTAGCAGTGCCTTGGATAGGGCTTTGACACCGAGACCCGCTAGTGGGCCTCCTAGAGCCGTAGCAATGCTAGGGGCTACCGAGGATAGTAACGGGCCGAATGCTTTAAGTAGATCCATCTTTGCCTCCTGATTTGCTGCCGAGCATAATGCCGGACAGAGTGCCTGTTAAGAATGTTGCAATCGGTGCGATTAGCTTAAAAAATTCCTGATCGTTTGGAGCCTGTCCATCAATCGGCTGCACGACAAAGATCAGGCTGTACAGAACAGCGAACACAGTACCCGTCAGTGTCAGGCAAAGGCTGACCCCGATGATAAACTGCAAGAGAGCATGAAGTTCATCCTCTTTGATCCTCATCTTGCGACGGCTCCGCATGGATTTCTTTTTAGTGTGTCGGCTGAACAAGTTCCAGAAGCGGTGCAAATAGGAGGATTGCATTCAGGTGAGTCCCAATTAGCAGGATCTTGGCACGGGTATCGGTAGCGGTCTTCGCACCCAGTCAAGACAATCATCATGGCTATGATCAGGTACTTCATTTGTGAGCAAACAATACCATGCCGATGCCAACGCAGACAGAGAACAGGATAACCGCACCAATTAACCAAGCACCCATGATCATGTCTTTGCGGTTCTCTTCAGCCTCACGCTGTGCAGCTGCTGCTTGAC